AATTTAAAAAAAAAATTAAAGCCATACCAGGTAGGTCAGCTAATGATGACACTAAAATTATTCAGGAGTACCAAGGGTTATAAGGCAGATAACTACCACGACCTATCTATCTATAATGATATGACCTTTGACCTACACAAAAAAGATATAGACAAAAGAGATAAAAATGGTTAAGTATTTAAGAATTAAATCTGGCGAAGCTAATTTTCAGTTGGTTGAAAGATTTGATGAAGTAAAGAAAGCTGCCGACCCCAACGCACAAGGGGAAGTTGTAGAATGTAAAGTTGAGAATATAAAACTAGACTTTACCAAAGTAAAAAAGGAGAAAGATGGAAGAGTTAAGAACTCGCCTTCAGAAGTACAGGGATCTTCAACAGAAGAAACACGAAAAGTTCCTGGAAGCCAAGAGAAAAGTAAATAAGTATCAGAAAGATTCTTATAGACTTATTTGGAAAATAGAGAAGGCAAAAGAAGAATTAATGAGAGCATAACACTCGTTAATTTACATTGCTAAAAAAAACAAACAAAACTGTAGGGGATTTATGTCTTTAATTAATCAAGAGTTTCAAAAACATATTAAAAAAATAAACAACAACAATTTTATTTACAAGCATAAGATTGCTTTTTATTTACTGTCAGAGCAACAATACAAATTATATGAAGAGGGATTTAAAATTGGCTTTGAACTTGCACAACAAAAAATGTCAAATCATATTAGTGAAATAAAAAAAACAACTATAATACCTTTAAGTACAGAAAGAAAAATTATTGGTTATCAATTTAGAAAACCTAGAAAGGTAGAGATAGACTCTGTGATTAATAAAGTTTGTATTAAATATGAAGTTAGTAAGAAAGAATTATTTACCAAAGCTAGAACTACAGACATTGTAAGATCAAGAAATATTATTCACAATATACTCAATGAAAAATACAAGATGAGTTTATCGGATATAGGTAGAATTTTTGGACAAGATCATAAAACAGTTTTAAATTCTATTCAAATGAAACAGCATAGAAGAAGATTTTGGAATGATGAGCAAACAATATGGCAAGAGTTTGATGAATTAACTATGTCCTAGCGTAGTTTGGTTTCTTACCTGATCTTCCTTTACTTTCAGCAGTTTTCTTTCTTGATACAGCAGCTCTTCTTTGACTAGCTGACATAGATCTAGCTTTTGCAGCAGGTACACACTTAGGATAGTTTCTTCTTTTCTCTCCCTTACTTCTGCCACATTTAGGAAAGCCACCACCTTTCTTTGGATTAGCAATGTCTACCCAGTTAGCTCTGACCCAAGATCGTAAACCTTTAGACATTACTTTCTTTTTTTTCTTGTACCTTTAGGTTTTATTCTACCACTACATACACCAGCAGCGTACATATTTGCATACGCTGATGGATATACTTTAAACTTTCGTTTAGCAGCAGCTTTACCTTTAGCACAAAGTTTAGCCATTATTTTTTCTTCTTAGCTTTTGATTTCATTATCTTTTTTTGTAAAGATTTTGGTAAAGTTTTTTGTTTTTTAGTTAATTTACTTTTACCTTTTGCTTTTCCATAGTGTCCTGGCATTGTGCCTCCTTTTTTATATGACAGTATTTATCAAAACAAGAACCATCTCTACCATCATGACAAAAATGCTTCTTCTCTGCATTTATAATCCATCCACCCATGGTATTCAACAACTCTTTTTTGCACCAGTTGCAATACCCACAAACAAATTCTCTGTATTTATTTTTGTTCCAAGTTTTTTTTTTGAACATTGTCTGTTGCAATAATACAACAGGTGTTGCAAACATACAACAAAATCTGCGACACTATGTAGCCAAATTGGTTATTGAATTAAATATCCAAATCGTATAAAATAAAGTATAAACAAATAGAGAGGTAAAAATGAAAAAAGTAAAAAGTGGATCACCAGCAATAGATTTGGGAATGAGTCTAATGTTTGATCTTCAAAATAAAATAGTAAGTGAAAAAACTATTACTATTAAAATAACTGAGAGGAGAGGTTTTGTTGATTATGGAGTTACTGATACTTCTAAAGAACCAGATAAAAAATTAGAAAGTCAAATCTGGCACTCAATTCAAAAAGTTATTGAAAAAAAATATAAAATAAATCCTAATAGTTGGGAAAAGAAAAGAATAGATTAATTTAAAATTAAGGCGATCTGAAATATGGTCGCCTTATTTTTTCTTTCCACATTTACACTTTTTGTTTCTTTTACTAAAATTAGTAAAGTCCATAGTTAGAACATCATTGATTTTTTCATTTAAAATATCTATCCAACCAAAAAATTTATATATAATTTTATCTAGCATCTCCATCTTCTTCTTGCTTGTCTTAGTCTTGAGTTAGGATTTTTAGCAGCTTTAGGAAATCTTTTCATCTGACCTGCTGATCTTGCACAATAAGATTTACGTCTAGCTTTTTCTCTTGCTGTCAATCCACTTTTCTTTGTTACAGCAGTTTTAAGTTTTGATCCAGGATTTTCTCTTCGGTATCTTGCAACACCAGCTTTAGTCATACCTGCACCAGACTTAGTTGATCTGTAATACTTCTTGCTTCTTGGTGGTTGTTTATCTCTTCGTCTCATTGCACAATTTTAACTATTTTTTTTTGACCCATGTATATTTCAGTTATAGCATTTACTTTTTTACACTCAAACCTAACAGATTGTGGGTTTACTTCACGAATAGCTACACGCTTTGACTTTAAACATTTACTTAAACTTTCTTTATAAGTATGCTCAACCATATCATTATTGAGATACATTATTAGAGCTATAACTATTTCCATTTTCTCTTACCTTATCTTTTAATTTTTCTACATCATCACGCAATCTTTCAATATCTTTTATCATTCTTTGAATGTTTACGCCATTGTGCATCATTTCATCTACACGCACTATAGTCTTTTCTAGGTCAGATGCTAGTGATTCTTGTATCAAAAATTGTTCTTGATCTACAGGTTTTTGGTCAGATGCTTTAAGCAAATCAGATTGCATAAGCTCACGACTTGTCTCTAAAGATGTAAGTCTAGCAGTAAGTTCTGTGTAAGCAAATATACCTGCTGATACAGCTACGATTATCCCAATCATATTTTTGATTGGCATAGCAACAGATGTATTTTCACTTACCTTCATTACATTCCTCCTCTGTTCTTACGTTTGTAAGATCGTTTCTTATGTTTATTCATACTACTCATCTTAACTCTACCACCACCAATGCTAGTTCTTTTTGGTATTCTTTCGTGAGGTATTTTTTCTACGTTGAACTTTTTTCTTGCCATATCCTTGTTGAGATAAGTGTGTTACCTTTTTACTGTATTGTTGTACGAATATTTTTTTAACCATATCTCTTCCTGTGTTAATCCTTGTTCATCTTGTTTAATTTTTAATTTATGATCTATTTTACTTATATCTATTTCTTCTACTAAAGCATATCTATAAATTTTAGTATCAGAGTTTTGCCATTGAAAATGTAATAGATATTTAGGTTGGTAATAGTTGCCTAGTAAAGCAGGATCAAATGCTGCTATGGTCATTTTTTACCATTTCTAAATATTTGTGTACCTTTTATACCAAAAATACTTGCCACGACAAGAATCCATAAATTTGTAAACCATCCTGGAAGGTTTTGAAAATGCTCAAAAAATAAATTAATTTTATCCATAGCTGCTGCATCATCTGAGAATACACCATACGCTAACACCAAGATTGGCAATGTGAGTATAACAAGAACTACCTCATCCTTGTAGTCGTTTTGTCTAGCTTCTAAGAGTTTACCTTGATATTTTTCTTCACCACGAGCTTGACGTTCTGCGTGTAATAGTTGTGCGTCTGACATTGCAACTTTTGCTTTTTGTTTGTTTGCATAAATTTTTGATCCAGCATTGATTGCTAGTTTAATTGCACTTAACCACATTATCCTGCTACCTTTCCATCCTTCCACTTCATATCTGGCAGACCATTGTCAAATTTTTTACCATCATAAGTTAAGACTTGCTTTCTGTTTGATCCTTTTTCATTGTAAGATACATGAACCCAACCACCAGCAGGATCATCTGGATTATAGAACTCTAATATTAATTGATCAAAGTCTACATTGTTTTGTATCCAGTAAGCTACTTGTATATTAGGTACACCAGCTATTTCAAAATCTACCGCCTGACCCTTTGCGTGTTGTGAAGTTTTTTTACTACCAATAGCTTCACATAATTCTTCTGATCTATATCCTGATGTTACAGTTATAGGTTTTTCAAACTTAGCTCGTACTGGTTCTAATATTTCATAGCAAACATTTTCAAGGTTTTTTATATCACCAGCTCCAGGTGTATTTTCTATACCTTTACGAGTTGCTGTCATTGACTTTGTAAATTCTTCTAGTTTAAAATGTTTAGATAGTTGCATAGATTATTTTTACCTTTAATTTCTTTTG